TGAGAACATAATATATTAAAGGATGGTGTGGTTACGATGTTTGAAACTAAATTTAAAGTTGTTGAGATTCGTGATAATGGAGTTACTATGACTCACTATCTCAAAGGAACTAAAAAAGAAGTTAAGAAAGACGTCGAGATGTTCAAACAACAATTCAAGAAATATGAAATGTTCGGAAAAGAAGGAATGGTCGTGTGGGCTTAAGGCTCACATGGTCTTTTCTTTTTCTCAAATTATTGATATTCCACCATCGGGAGCAAGTATATCCTCATGAATGTGCTTATACATGCTCCCTAAGATGGGTGTAAATTTAACTCACGGTTTTAAACCCTGAGTTTGACTGATATTTTGTATGGTTCCCAATGGTACGCCATCCCTCTAGCAAAATCTTCCGGATATAGATGTCTGTTTTCTCTACTTAATCTTATAGGGGCTGGACGTTCATATTCCATACGTTCTATTATTTCTTTTAAATATTGATTCTTTGTTTTGGCCGGAATGTCCGGATCTTTTAACATATTTAACGCATCTGTAAATTTTAGAAGCTGATCCTTGTAATCGATTTGTACGGGGGCGGAATCCTCAGCTTTACATAATGCTTGTCGAACTTCCTCTTTCTCTTCAAGTACTTTTTTATTTAGCTTTTGGAATATCTCATTAGGCATTTGCTTCGCTGGGTCAGGATCATGAAGGGCTTCCCATTGAGCTAATTCCTTTTTCTCCAACTCTTCCATTTTAGCCTTCAAACGCTTTATTAAATCCAGATGAAGTTTCGCTGAATCATTCTTATTTTCTTTAACACGAACCTCGAAATCCTCTATACAATCTTTTAATATTCGGCATGTATATTCCATTATTTCTTGGAAGTCTACCGATCCAGTCTTACAATGCACTTGATTACCGCAATGTAATATTGGAGCATGATATTCAACACCTTTTCTTCTAAAGGTATTATATGTCATAACCGAACCACATTTCTTACAAAACACCAAACCACTTAAAGGGTTCTTCAAAGTTTTATTTGTATTTGTGCGGTGGCGTTTACCTTTTATTCGCTGCGCTTTATCGAATATTTCTTTTGATATTATAGGTTCATGCTTACCTTCGAAAAGAAGATATTCTTCTGGCTTCGGACGAGTCTTTCTTATTTCCTGGTCCTCTATAACTATTACAGTCTTGCGGAAGTTCCATCTAACATATCCTATATAATGTTCGTTACTCAACATGTTAAAGATTGTAGTTGGTTTCCATATGAAACTACCCCTCTTCGTTTTAACTCCTAGAGCTTCTAATCTTCTACAAATTGCTGTAACTCCGATATCTTCATTACAATACCAATCAAAGATCATTCGAACATATTCGGCTTCTTCTTCATTTATTTTTAATGTATGACACTCTTTCTTACCGTCGACTATAACATCCTTATCATATCCAAATGGTGCGAAAGTACCTAAGAAGTTACCATCTTTTACACTAGCAAGTTTTCCACGAGCTTGAATTTTCTTATAATATTCTAGATATTCATTACCTCGTTTTAATTCTCGTTCAAAAGCATCTCTATCATATTCATCTCGTAGATCATAAGTCTTCATAGGTGTGATCACGTACGTATTTGTATATCGGAGTATTCTGATAAGTCTACCAGCATCCTCAAGATCACCACGACTTAACCTTTGTACGTCTACTACCATTATGGCTTGAACTTCTGGGTCTTCGATATCCTTCAATAATCTCGTTATTTCAGGACGTTCTTTTAGTGATTCACCACTTCCTACTTCCATATAACAATTCTCTTCTGGTATAGGACCACCGACGATATATTTCTCGGCATATTCATCCAATATTTTATTATGCTTTTCTAACACCTCCTCGACTGAAAGTAATGGGTCATCCATCCTAGACTTTCGTCCGTATTTCTTTGTTCTGTTGCTGTAAAACTTTGGATATTCTTTAAACATATTTAATATCCTCCTTTCTTGTGAACATATTACTAGAAAAGGAATGAAATTACAACTAGTTAGATAATTTAATCTAGATTTAAAATTCCGTGATAACCCGTACGCAGGTGACAACAATAATTATTATATTACAATAGTAACAATTGCCCCGGAGTTATAGAGAGGTGGATATGGAAAAGACGTATAAGTACGATAACGCAATTATACGAGTCACATCAAGTAAGTCATGTAGTAGAGAAGAGTTAATTAAATCTACAGAAGAGTTTATGAAGAAAGTTTTACATGGAGGAAAGAAACATGGCAACACTAATTCGACCAGAAATCTCAATGAAAAATAAGTATTATATCGACAAACACCGGCACTATGAATTGAAACATTTTTGCTTACAATATCCTTTATGGAAGAAAGCATATTCTGAGTTGGATGATATGACCGTATCATTAGCGGTTGTGGATGGGGTACGGACAAGTAATCTACCAGGAGATCCAACGGCTAAGCGAGTATTACTCAAAACATATTATATGGAGCGAATTGAATTACTTGAATCTGTGGCATTACGAGCAGATCCGTATTTGCATAGATATATTTTAAAAGCGGTTACAGAGGGTCTATCGTATACGTATCTAAGAACCAGGATGGATATTCCGTGTGGTAAAGATATGTATTATGACAGGTATAGAAAATTCTTCTGGCTGCTTAGTCAAGAGAGATGACGCGCCATTTACATCTCCTTTAATGAAAGGAGAGGAACGATAATGGATGAAGTTAAAATTAAATTACAAACTAGATTTATGAGAGGTTTGGTTTCAAAATTAATTGCGAGAGCCGTTTATAAGAAGTATGGATATAAAGTAAATATTCAGCTTCATGAATTGGATCTCAATGTTATTGATGGGGAAACCAATATCAAAACAAATGTAGAAATAAAAGTTAATAGTAGTGAATTCATGGAGATCATGAAATCTCTTAATGAAGATTGAGCCCGTTGAGGCTCTTTTTTTGTTCGCGAAAATTACAATTTATATAATGAAGGAAAGTGTGGCAGACAAAAGTGTTACGGATATGCATGAGTATACGGGATTGCGGTCCCTAAAAAACAGACAACAGTATCACGGACATGCATGAGCATACACTTTCATTTTTTTTTAACCTAGATTACATATTTTTATTCTAGATTAATAATCCGTACTCAGACGACTGTGATGGATGTTAAAGTTATCTCATGATTATTTAGAAAGGAGGAAGTCATGTCAATTGGGTTATTTTATTGTATTGCTTTTATCGGAGGTCTTATTACTGGTCTACTGGCTATGTTTATTTTTACAAACCGTATCAATGTAGCCGGAACACTTAAAATCGATCATTCAATTCCGGAATCGCTTCGTTTTCGATTAGTTGTAGAAAATGACGACGTCATGCTCAAAAAGAATAGAATCGTATTCAAAGTTGATCACAATGCGGATCTTTCGCAGAAATAACAGCTGCTATTATGAAAACGTATTAAGAAAGGAGCAGACGATAATGAAAAATGAAACATTATTAGATGAGAGAATAACCAAAGAACTCGAAGAATTAGGAAAAATGAGTATGGATTCTGAAGGGTACACTAAAGGTGTTGAAGGTATAGCCAAGCTTTTAGACAAGAGAATCGAACTTGAAAGAATCAAAATCGAGAGTGAGGATCGACAGAAAGAAATCGATTTGAAACAGGCTCAGATGGAAGAGGATCGAAAGGATCGATTGATCAAGAATATTATAGCTGCGGTTAGTGTTGGAGCACCGATAGGTGTTATCGTTTGGGGTACAATCAAATCTTTCGAATTCGAAGAGAAAGGAACGGTTACGACAATAATGGGTAGAGGTTTCATTGGTAACATAATCAAACTACTTCCAAGATTATGATACGTCTAAGAGATCAGGCTGTGGAAACATAGCCTTTTCTTTTTATTTCGCGTGCGTTACAACCGGTATTATGTAAACCAATGTAATTTTAAGGAGGTAAAAACATGTATAACAGAACAAAAGAACAGAAGGACTTTAATTATAAAAAGATTCATGCAATGTATTCGAAAGGATATACCAATGATGAAATTTGTAGAGAGTGCGGAGATCTTGACGAATGGGAAGTGTTAGATATTATCCAAAAAGTAGAAGGTAGAAGAAGACAAGCAGAAGAAAGGCGAGCTCGTTAGTAACACGGGCTTTTCTTTTTCGAGGTGTTATATGAGATATCATTATGAAAAACCAACTGTATATTCATCCATGTACGGCAATACATATATTTGCAATCATCCCGTTTATGACAGATGTACGTTATTTAAGATAAATGATAAAGGTCTAGCGATAATTCAACAGCGATATGATCGAGATACTAAAACAACCTGGTGGGATGAGATTGATCCTTGGTTGACAGACGCTATATATTTACATCCGAAGTTTATCAAATATTTCGAAGATCGCTCTGGTACGGCTGCGGACGGTTTATATCCCACGGTTACGATTAGACAAATCATGTGGGCTCTTAAAATAAAACCAATACCACGAGAACGTTGGGAAACATGTTTTGATAGGAAGGATGTGTAAACGCGTAACTAACAACTTCTATTATGAAAGAAATCATAAGGAGGTAATTGACATGAGCACAAAAGAATTATTGATTGGTGCTGGTTTAGCGACGGTTATTTATAAGGTTGGTAAATTTAAAGGTAAAATGGAATGCCTTGATAAAATGCCAAGTAAAGAATACGTCATTAAATTCGGTCGCCATGCAAAATTAACTATTTCAAAGTCAAAGAATGAAGAATGAGGTTTCTAAAATGGTGAAGAGGACTCAAATCGGGTTCTCTTCATTTTTGCTCAAAATCGCCGAAAAAAACGAGGCTCTAATTTTCGATTTAAGCGATTTTATTTAGGGTGATCGATACTTATATCCTCCTATTTTCGCGTAAAAAACAACGCATATCATGACAGTATAGCATTTAAAATCTAAGGAGGATTATTATGATATTTGGATTATTGATACTTTGTACTATTTGTGCAGAATCAAAAATTGGAGAAAAGTTAATAAAGTTTATGGAAAGTAGAGTTTATACTGGAATGAATGAGAGTCTTTAACGAGGACTCTTTTTCTTTTCGCGAGTATTACTACGCCTTTAATGGAGGTGATGTAAATGTTGATGATCACAAGAAAATTTAGAGTACAAGTGCCTTATATTAAAGAGGCTATGAATGAAATTGAACAGGAGTTTAAAAGATTAAAAATGACACCGTATCAAACTAAACCATTTAGGTTGGAGTTGGGTGGTATGGACAAATCAATGAATTCCATGTTTTATGAATTCTCAGAAGATGAAGAAAAATTAGAGGCGCTTATTCAATATTTAAAAGAAGATTATAAATATATAGCATCAATACATTATTAGAGTCTTAACAAAGACTCTTTTATTTTCGCGAAATTTACTAATTCTTTAATGGAGGTGATATTTATGAAAATTTATATGGTAATCGCAGATAATAATGAAAAATATCCTGAGGATCATGCACATTGGAATGTGGACGCTTTTAGTTCAAAAGAGGCGGCGGAAGATTACATTAATAAATTGCCAGATTTAATCAAAAAAGGTTTAGACCTAATAGATAGATTTGACAAGATATGGTGTGTTCGAGAACTGACCGACGAAGAAAGAGAAGAGCGTTCAAAACTTAAGGAAAAGTGGAGTGATTATTGGGGTTTTTTAAAAAGAGGTGGTTATTTCCATATCAAAGAATATGAAGTCCTAGATAAGATTGAGTCCTAATAGGGACTCTTTCTTTTTCTTTTCGCGAAATTTACAATGAGTATTATGAAAGGATGATAGGTCTGGAGAAAGGCTACTATGTAGTGCTTATTGTGAAATACGGTTCGATTCCGTAGCCTATTATTTTTTTCTTTTATATTTATCCAAAACTTATCAAAGGAGAGATTGAAATGAAATGGGAAGAAGCAGTACAAAAATTATCGTACAAGTCAAAGGTGTTCTTTAAGAAAAACGGACCAACTATTTTAACTATCACTGGAGCGGTAGGATTAGTTGGAACGGCAGTAACGGCAGTAAAAGTAACACCGAAAGTGATTAGTCTTCTTGAAGCACAGGAAGCCGAAAAAGAAAGTAGCTTAACAAATTGGGAGAAAGTTCAGATCGCAGGACCGCATTATATTCCTACTATTCTATTTGGTATCGGAACAATCGCTTGTATGTTCGGTGCAAACGCATTAAATAAACGCCAACAGGCGGGCGTCATTAGCGCGTATGCATTACTGGATAGTTCTTTTAAAGAATATAAGAAAAAAGTAGAAGAACTGTATGGTGAGAATGCGGACGTACAAGTACGATCTGAGATTGCTAAAGATCAGTATAAAGAGGAAGACATCGAGTATGAAGACGATGAGCTTCTATTCTATGACAGCTTCTCAAAACGATATTTTAACGCGAAGATGGAAGATGTGGTTATGGCCGAATATAACTTGAATCGTCAGTTATATACAAATGGTGGAGTATATCTAAATGAATGGTATGAATATCTGGATATGCCACAATCCCCTGAAGGATACGAACTTGGATGGTCTACTGGTATTCTGGAGTCTCATTATTGGGCAAACTGGATCGAATTTGATCATCACAAGGTTGTTATGGATGATGGTTTAGAATGTACTATTGTTACCATGCGTTATGAACCGGTTATTGATTTCGCATATTATTAAACTTCCGCACGCAGGTGACCGAATAGAGTGATAATTTAGTATCAGGTCGCGAAGTTTACAGAGGCTATTATGAGAAAGGAGTGAAAAATAATGAACCTGAATCCTAATATGATTAAAAAGGTGAGTACTGGTCTTTCAGTAGTTGCAGGAGTAGCATCACTTGTAGCAGGTATGTTGGAGGACAAGAAGAACGAACTTATTTTGGACAGTAAGATCACAGAGAAATTAGCAGAAGCTCTAAAGAATAAATAGAAGGGTCCCTTCGTGGGGCTCTTTTATTTTTATAAAAGAAAGGAGAAAGAAAGATGAAAAAACCAAATGTGACGAATTTCGTCAAAACGGCTCGGGCATTCGCGACGAAACATAGCCCTGAAATTCTGACAGGCATTGGTGTCGGCGGAATGTTTACTACTATCGGACTTGCGGTAGGGGCTACACCAAAGGCTCTCAAATTAATCGAGGCTGAAAAAGAACGTCAGAATCAGGAACTTATCGATGAGGCAAAGAAGGCAGGTCATAATGTTTATGATCAGATCACGAAGCTTTCTTATCTTGAGGTGGTTAAGGTAACTTGGAAGGTTTATATTCCGGCCATCGTTACTGGAACCGCATCAACGTTATGTATCATCGGAGCGAGTTCAGTTAGCGCAAGACGTAACGCGGCGTTAGCGACAGCTTATCAGTTATCTACGACTGCTCTTTCCGATTATAAGGAGAAAGTGATCGAGACGATCGGAGAGAAAAAAGAGCATACTATCAATGATAAGGTTGCGCAGAAGAAAGTGGAAGAAACACCCGCTAGTAAATCCGAGATAATCTTAACTGAAAAAGGCAACACTCTTTGTTTTGATTCATTCTCATCAAGATATTTCAAATCAGATATCGAAGCGATCAGAAGAGCGGAGAATAATCTTAACCAACGTCTGTTAGCCTACGATTATATATCATTGAATGACTATTTTGCAGAGATTGGATTGCGTCATACCGAAATAGGTTATCAGCTTGGATGGAGAGTGGATAAAGGGTTAATAAAATTACATTTCAGCTCGCAGCTGGCTGATGACGGAACTCCATGTGTGGTGGTGAATTTTGATAACCCACCTGAGTATGGATTCTCAAGTCTTGTGTAGACGCGAAATTTACAATGCATATTATAGATAAATAGAACTTAAATTCAAAGGAGGAATTTAACATGGAAAACAAAATCGTAGAAGAAGTAATCGTAAACGAAATCCCTGAAACAGTTAATGGGGGCATGAGTAACCTTGGTAAGGGTGCGTTAGTATTTGTAGCGGGAGCAGTTGCCGTAAAGGTAGTCGAAAAGACAGCAACAAAGGTAGTAATCCCAGCTACTAAGAAGATCGCGTCTAAGATCAAGACTAAGAAAGCCGAAAAGAACGGACAGGAAGTGAACGATCACGAAGATGGTTATGTTCATGAAATTTAAAAAGAATCAGTTCTAAGGATGGGGAAGCAGATCTCAAACGAGGTCTGTTTCTTTTTATTTTCTGAAAGGAGAGTGTTGTGAACAAGTATTTCTATGAAGGACCGGTTATGGAATTTGATCGAATCATAACCGAAAAGTGGAGAGGTGAAACTTATGCTGTTTCTGAAAGAAAAGCTAGAAGCAACCTCGCCTATCAGTTTAAGCAGAAACACGGTAGAATGCCGAGTTCGAAAATCTCCATACCAGGAGAAATTATAAAAATTAATATGGAAGGATGGACAGAAGATGACTGAGTATTCATCAAAACGTGAACCGCAGATTGATAAAAAAGTTGAGAAAGTGGTTAGCGGTAACGTAAAAACCAAAAAGAAAAGCGGGGTAAACAAACTCGCTAACGTTTTCATCGCAGAAGATGTAGCTAACGTCAAAGAATATATCATCAATGATGTATTGGTCCCGACAATCAGGGACACTATCTGGAGTGTGTTAACGAATAGTCTGGATATGTTTATTTATGGAGGAAAGGGAAGATCTAATAGAACTTCATCATCTTCAAAAGTATCATACAGACAGTTCTATGATAATAAACCAGGTAGATCTAGCGGAGGCGCTGTAACACATGGGTTCGACTATGACGATATCATTCTCGATAATAGAATCGAAGCCGAAGAGGTTATTCATAAGATGAGAGACATCATCGATACTTATCAGATCGCAACCGTTGCTGATTTGTATGATCTTGTAGGTCTTACAGGTCCGCATACAGCGAATAAGTATGGATGGAGTAATCTCAGAAATGCAGAAGCAATTAGAGTAAGAGAAGGGTATATTCTCAAATTCCCTAAGGCGGTACCTATTGATTAAGGAGAAATAAAATGGACGAAAAAGAAAAGAAGATCGAAGAAACAGAAAACACGTTTATGTTTAAAGTTGGAAAGATATTAGCAGTAGTATTTGTAAGTTGTGTGGCCGCATGTATAGCTAGCGCATGTGTAGCGGCTACGATTAAATTCGTACAGTGGATATTATTCTAGGAGGGTTAAATGGATCATAACAGATTTGAACAGTTATTGGATGAGTTAGACGGTAATAGTGTCGAAACTTTGAAGACGAAGAATGCTAAATATGCTCCTGGTGAAGATGCTTTGCATAATTTCCATGCAGGCGCTGAGATTATGGGTGGAACTACCGCTCAGGCTTGCTGGGGTTATGCATCAAAGCATCTCGTCGCGTTGAGAGATAAAGTTCAGCGCAATGATTTTTCTGATAAAGGCGATTTATTAGAAAAGTGTCAGGATGCAATCAATTATATTCGTTTCTTATATTGTATAGGAATCGAAGAAAGTGAAAAACACAATATTTAACAAAGGAGAGTAATTAAAATGAGTAAATTAGCTATTGTAGATAAGGCTAACGGAGTTATCCGTAAGGCAGGATTCAAGCTTAAGAAGCATAGTCCTGAAATCATGATCGTCGCTGGAACGATCGGCGTAGTAGCAAGTGGAGTAATGGCTTGTAAGGCTACTACTAAAGTAAGTGAAATTATGGAAGAATCCAAGAAGCAGGTTGAAACCGTTCATGCTGCTCTTGAGAATCCTGAATTCGCAGACGGTAGATATACCGAAGAAGATAGCAAGAAGGATTTGACTATCATTTATGCACAAACAGGCGTGAAGCTTGTTAAGTTGTATGCACCATCCGTTATTCTTGGAGCATTATCACTGACTAGTATCATTGGCTCACATTATATTCTGCGTAAGAGAAATATCGCATTAGGTGCAACTATAGGCGCACTTGATAAGAGCTTCAAGGAATATAGAGGACGTGTAGCGGAACGTCTTGGCGATGATATGGAAAAAGAAATTCGCTACAACATCAAAGCTAAAGAATTCGAAAAGGTTGAAGTTGACGAAAAAGGCAAGGAAAAGAAGTCTAAAGAAGTTGCAAACGTTATGGACGGTTCCGATCTTACTTATAGTCCACTGTCCAGATTCTTTGATGAAAGTTGTATCGCATTCGAGAAAGATCCAGAGGCCAATCTAACTTTTCTTCTGCAAACAGAACAGTACGCCAATGATATTCTACCATCCAAGCGTTTTGTAACTGTGAATGATGTATATGACATGCTTCATATCCCTAGAACAAAAGAGGCTCAGAAATGGGGATGGATTTATGATCCAAATAAGGTACATCAAATCGATTTCGGTATCTTCAACGGTAATAGAGAAAGAAATCGCGCATTCGTAAATGGATACGAGCCAGTTCTCTTATTGGATTTCAACGCGGAATATATTTTCGATAAGATTTGAACTGCTGGAATAAACGCTCCGGGTACAGGTAATCCGTGGCGTGATTGGTATGAATTATACGATTATAAATTCGATCATAAGATTTGAAAGGAGGTGAAAGCTGATGACCGGAAGAGATTTAATCATTTATATTTTAGCAAACGGTCTTGAGGATAAGCCTGTTTTCAAAGATGGGAAGATTATCGGTTATATTACCGAAGAAGAAGCCGCCGTAAAGATGGGGGTTGGAATCGAAACCGTAAGAGTATGGATAAATTTCAATCTGATAGAAGCCATACAAATCGGTAATACGAATTTTATTCGTGCCGATTTCATACCACCGTTATTCTTTTTGAACCGACAAAATAAGGATGTGAACGGAAGTAATGACTAACAAACTAACTCTTGTTTCTTATACTCTGGCGACTGTAGCAGGTGTATGTTTCATTAGTGGTCTGGTTATAATTTCCAAATAACAAAGGGAGGCGGGAGAATGTGGATAGACTAGAAGAGATCGTATCCATATTAGATCACGCGTTAAATACAAAGAAAAAGCGTCACATTGCAGGAGGCATATTGATGAGTATTTCATTATTCTTTGGCGGATTGGCGGTGACAATTATAACTTTGAAAGGAGAAACAGAAGATGATGAATATGAGTACTAATGTGAAAATGGCATTAGCGTTTGTATCGGGGGCAGCGGTTGGTGTAGCTGCTTCCTGGTGCTTACTGAAAACTAGATACGAGCAGCTGGCTCAAGATGAGATCGATCAGATGAGAGAATATTATTGGGATAAAATGGACGAGGATGAAGCATGCGAAAGAGGCGAGTTTGATATCGCCCCCAGTGTCTCACTCGAAAGTGGCGTTGAAGATGTTACTATCGAAAACATTTCCGAAGAGATCAGAACTCATGTAGAAGAAGTCGTTGCTGAATGCGAAGATATTATCAAGAAAGCGAGATATACTAATTATTCCGATATTGCTGAATCAAACAATGAAGATGCGAAGGGAGGTGCAGAATCTATGCCAGAAAAGACAGACAGACCTTATGTAATTCCACCGGAAGAATTTGGAGAATTACATGGTTACGAAACAATCAGTCTTACTTATTATGCAGACAACGTTCTTGCGGACGAACTGGACGAGCTTGTCGAAGATGTTGATGATGTAGTAGGACTTGATTCTCTCAAAACATTTGGTAGATATGAAGACGATTCTGTATTTGTAAGAAACGATAGACTGAAAGCGGACTATGAAATATTAGCCGACTTAAGGAACTATTCTGATGTCGTACCTAGTTCGGTTTCAGAGGATGAATAATGATACAACACAGAGAATATTTTGAGTGGTTGTTTGATTTAGTATGCGGAAAAAGGTATGCGAAGGAAGTATCTTTCAGAAAACTTTTGATATTCTTGCACGAAACAGAATTCGAATATTCTATTCCGAATGATGCTAATAGAGCGAGAGACGGTATAAGTTTACGACACCGTTTCTCTTTATCTTTTAGCGATCCAGTTCCAGAAGGACCATGTAGTGTCCTTGAAATGATGGTCGCTTTAGCAATTCGTTGTGAAGAGGATATTGCGGATGACCCACAGTTAGGAGATAGAACCGGTCAATGGTTTTGGGGCATGGTAGTAAATCTTGGTCTCGGCTCCATGATTGATAGTAGATTCGACGAGGAACTTGCAAAGGAAATCGTATATCGTTTCCTTGATCGAGAATATGAGCCTGATGGTAGAGGCGGTCTATTTACAATCAGAGACATAGATCGAGATTTACGAAAGGTCGAAATATGGTACCAAATGTGCTGGTATGTGAACCATTTTTTATAAGTACGGAGGACGGAAATGCTTGACTTTTTAATGATATCGACACGAAGTCCCAAAAAAGATGTGGTGGAAATCTATCCTAAATTCATCCTTAGAAAAAGTAAGGATTTGATGATACGAGGCGGAGACTTTTATGCTATCTGGGATGAGGAGCGCGGTATATGGTCTACGGACGAAGAAGATGCTGCGAGACTTATTGACCAGGAGCTTGATACATACGCTAAGGAAAATGCAACGAAACTTAGCGGTAATGTCAAAGTCTTACACATGTGGGATAGTGATACCGGCATGATCGACAAATGGCACCGATATTGTCAGAAACAAATGAGAGATTCTTATCATATGTTGGACGAGAAACTTGTATTCTCTAACGACGAAGTTAATAAGGAGGATTACGCTAGTAAGAGATTGAACTACCCTCTCGAAGCTGGTGATATTTCTGCTTATGACAAACTGATAGGAACTTTATATTCTGAAGAAGAGCGCCATAAAATTGAATGGGCTATCGGTTCTATCGTCACAGGCGATTCAAAGAACATACAAAAGTTCTTGGTCTTATATGGCGAGGCAGGTACTGGTAAATCTACTATATTGAATATTATCCAAGCTCTATTCGAGGGATATTATTCAGTATTCGATGCTAAGGCATTAGGTTCGGCTAGTAACGTATTCGCACTCGAAGCATTTAAGACCAATCCACTTGTGGCAATCCAGCATGATGGCGACTTATCTAAGATCGAAGATAACACAAGACTTAATAGTCTGGTATCTCACGAACTTATGACCGTTAATGAGAAATTTAAATCGACATATTCCAACCGTTTCAAAGCTTTCTTATTTATGGGTACGAATAAACCTGTAAAGATCACAGATGCGAAGTCGGGACTTATCAGACGTTTGATAGACGTATCTCCGTCTGGTAAGAAACTCGGAGTAAGAGAATATAAACAATGTGTTAAACAAGTCAGTTTTGAGCTTGGAGCGATCGCACATCATTGTAAGGAAGTATATTTGTCAGACCCGGGTAAGTACGACTCTTATATTCCTACTACCATGATGGGTGCATCAAATGATTTCTATAACTTCATGATCGACTCATATCATGTGTTTAAGAAAGAAGACGGAACGACATTGAAAGCTGCCTGGGAAATGTATAAGACATATTGCGATGATGCAAAGGTCCCTTATCCATACTCTCAGAGAACTTTCAAAGAAGAACTCAGAAACTATTTCTGGAATTTCGATGATAGATTTAATCTCGATGATGGATCGAGAGTTCGTAGTTATTTTACTGGATTCCGAACTGATAAATTCGAAAGGGAAAAGAAAAAGACAGCGGCGAAAAAAGAAGAGAAGAAACTTATAAAGTTTGAAGATATCAAATCTATATTTGACAATGATTACGCCGACTGTTATGCCCAATATGCTACATCAAAAGAAACACCAACTAGTAAATGGGATGAAGTTAAAACTAAATTATCAGGGATTGATACGGCGAAACTGCATTACGTAAAAGTCCCTAAGAATCATATTGTAATAGACTTCGATATTCCGGATGAGGACGGTAATAAGTCATTTGAAAAGAATCTCGAAGAAGCTAGTAAATGGCCGCCTACATATGCTGAACTTAGTAAAAGCGGCGCCGGTATACATCTTCATTATATCTACACTGGAGATGTATCAAAACTGAGCAGGGTGTACGACGACCATGTTGAAGTTAAAGTGTTCACTGGTAAGAGCTCACTTCGAAGGAAATTAACGAAGTGTAATGCCTTACCAATAGCCACTATTAGCTCTGGCTTACCACTGAAAGGAGAAAAGAAAATGGTAAACTTTGAAGCCATCAAGAGCGAAAAAGGGCTGCGAACGATGATTAAACGAAATCTTAACAAGGAGGTGCATCCGGCGACTAAACCTAGTATCGATTTTATATATAAGATATTAGAAGACGCATACGCCAGTGATCTGAAATACGATGTCACGGATATGCGTAATGCTGTACTAGCATTTGCCGCTAGTAGCAGTCATCAAGCTGATTATTGCATCAAACTTGTTAATAAGATGCAGTTTAAATCGGACGAGCCATCAGAACATGTTGATAATTCCGATAAACCAATTGTGTTCTATGATGTCGAGGTATTCCCTAACTTATTCCTGGTAAACTGGAAGTTTGCAGGTGAAGGGAAGCCGGTCGTAAGAATGATAAATCCGAAGCCAGCTGAGATTGAAGATCTACTCAGTTTCAGACTTATTGGATTTAACTGTAGACGATACGACAATCATATGTTATACGCTGCTTTGATGGGATATTCGAACGAAGCTTTGTTTAACTTATCACAGAAGATCGTAGGATCTAAGAAGGGCGCAGGAAAAGATGTGTTCTTTGGCGAGGCATATAACTTATCCTATACGGATGTGTATGACTTCGCCGCTAAGAAACAGAGTTTGAAAAAATGGGAGATTGAGCTTGGTATACACCACCAGGAACTCGGCTTACCATGGGACGAACCGGTTCCAGAAGAAAGATGGATTCAGGTTGCTGAATATTGTGATAATGACGTGCATGCAACGGAAGCTGTATTTAACCATCTCGCAGGTGACTGGACGGCTAGACAAATCCTGGCTGAACTTGCTGGTATGTCTGTAAACGACACAACCAACTCGCTAACAACTAAGATCATATTTGGCGGTGAGCGTAAACCCAATCTTATTTATACCGATCTTGCTACTGGTGATAGAAGTGATGGGACTAAGGATATAGCGTCATTCCCAGGTTATGAATTTGTATATAGCGATGAAGATAAGAAATACCATAACATGTATCGTGATACGGATATGGGATTCGGTGGTTATGTATATGCAGAACCTGGAATGTATGGAGATGTCGCTTTACTTGACGTAGCTTCCATGCATCCAAACTCAGCTATAAATCTTAATGCGTTCGGGGAATATACTCAGAATTATAAGGATATTCTTGACGCTCGTATCTTTATCAAACATGGCGATTATGATTCTGCTAGAGAGTTATTTGGCGGACGACTTAAGCCATATTTGGAAAACAAAGATACGGCTAAGGCATTGGCCCAGGCTCTTAAGATAGCGATAAATTCCGTATATGGCTTAACATCGGCAAGCTTCAGTAATCCATTCAGAGATTCACGTAACAAAAACAATATTGTTGCTCTTAGAGGTGCGTTATTCATGAAGACGCTCCAGGATGAAGTTCAGGCGAGAGGATATACGGTTGTACATGTTAAGACGGACTCTATCAAGATCGCAGATGCGGATAAAGACATAATTAAATTCGTTATGGACTTTGGTGAGCTATACGGTTACACATTTGAACATGAGGCTACGTATGAAAAGATGTGTCTCGTAAATGATGCGGTTTATATTGCTAAGTACCAGATGGGTGGCGAAGGATGGACCGCAACCGGAACTCAATTCCAGATTCCATATGTATTTAAGAAGCTCTTTAGTAAGGAAGAGATCTTATTCGAGGATCTGTGCGAAACGAAGAGTGTAAGTACGGCTTTATATTTGGATATGAATGAAAATCTACCGGATGTGTCTAAAGAAGAAAAAGAACTTGAGCAATTCGTTAAGCGATGTAAAGATGCTGGTATAACACCTGATTTAAGTGGAAAATCTGGTGATGGAGAACTCGATACTCTTATCTCTAGAATATCCGAAGGACACGACTATGAATTCATAGGTAAGGTTGGAAACTTCTGTCCAATCAAACCAGGATTCGGTGGCGGGTTATTAAGTCGTAGAAGTGTGGATAAGGACGGTAATGTTAAATTCCACTCAGCTACCGGGGCTAAAGGATATCGCTGGCTTGAAGCAGAAAAAGTATATTCGGATCGTAATCTGAGACACAATATCGACTATTCATATTTCAATAGACTTGTAGACGACGCTGTAGACGCTATAGGTATGTATGGAAACGTTGAATGGTTTATATCCGATGATCCATATCATGCTTCTGAACTATGGTTTGAAAGAGTTTGTCCATTTGATAAATTTTAAAGATAAAGGAGACTAAAATTATGAACTTAAATATTGGACCAAGAGAAATACTGCAAATCGATGGAGCGAGAATTATATTCCGTAACTTCTCGGGTGCTGCTACTCAGTACAACAGAGAAGGAGAACGTAATTTCTCACTCGTGATCGAAGATGAGAACGTAGCTAATGCACTCATCGAAGAAGGATGGAATGTAAAGATCAAGGCTCCTCGTGAAGAAGGGGATATTCCATTCATGCATCTTCCCATCAAAGTTAAATTCAACGAAAGAGGACCTAAGATATATCTGAAGTCAGGAGGCAGAACAAACATGCTCGATGAAGAGACAGTTGGACTGCTCGATAATGTGGATATTCTTGATGTTGAGATGGATGTAAGACCATACGACTGGACTATGAGTGATGGTAAGTCCGGACGTACTGCATATTTACAGGCTATCTGGGTTACTCAGGAAGTTGATAGATTCGCAGAAAGATATGCTGAAGAGGAGTGTCCTGCTGAGGAGGTATTCTAATGGGAGTAGTCAACGGCCAGGAAGAATACAAGGAAGTATATTTCGACAGATATTGTAAAGAGTGTAAACACGCGTTATTAGGGATGTATGAAGATCCTTGTCACGAGTGTTTGGACGAACCGGTAAATTTATATTCTCACAAACCAGTAAAGTTTGAGGAGAAGGAAGACTAACGCGAAATTCGCAATTACTGTAATGAGGTAGGGGCTCGGCGGAAACGTCGGGTCTCTATTTTGTTTCTCGTCACTAAGCCAATGGACAAATACTA